GGCTTTGAATTGGAGCGGGTGAAGGGATTCGAACCCTCGACATCAACCTTGGCAAAGATGTCTTCTTATTTAATAAGATATTGATTTTACTAAATAAATTTAACATAAATTTTATTATTGCCAAGTTTTTGCCGAATCTGCATTTCAGTCAAGGTTTAACTATAAGTCTTAGTGCAGCATCACAGTTTGAAATCCATGCTTCCTGTTGATTGTGATAAATATTCAGGCGATTATTTAAAGCGGCTTCTCTAGCTTGATAATCCATAATATTTGTTGGTATGGGATTACGCTTAAGAAGCTCTATATTGTTTTGTTCTTTTATACACCACTCGTCAAAAGTCTTCGAATCTCTAATTTTGAGATCAATCAATAATTTATTCGTTTTATACGATGCCCATTTATATGCATCTGCAATTGTATGTTGTCTATCTCCGTCAACATCTACAGGATTTTTAAACCACTCAAAAAAGAAATAAAAGAAGACATTAGATACCCATTTTCCACCAGAAGCGGCAGAAGAACTTATTGAGGGGTAGAAATTGCTAGCCCCTAAAACACATAATTTTGATTGGTCTGTTAAATTGAAAATACCTGAATAACATTGTCCAAATAAAACGAACCCGTCAGTTAATCCTTTTATACTTTCTATATTTTGAATTAATTCATTAGGTTTAATTTTATTCTCTATACCGTCTATATCCCCATGAGAGGAAACAGCACAATATACAGATGAAACATCATTAAATAATCCGATTTGTTGTGTAAGAGCATCAAGTCCAAAAAGTTGTCCGGCTGGAAGATTATTTGCTGCTAATATGGCGGTTGCGTCAGGGCAATCTGTAAAAAAGTAAATGTTGTGAGCACAGTTTCCTTGTTTTTGCTGCACAATATTGGCAGCATTTGCAATATCAAAAACGAACCTAGGCTCGCTCCCTGCAATAAATATCCATTTAGAGTCGCTAATGTTAGGGATATGTACCATGTACTAATCCTCTAATTCAACAATTTCATCTTTACTATAGGGAATTTCTTTTATCATTGTTACAGGCATAGTTACAGTTCCGTTTTCTGACAAAAAATATGAATAGTTATATAATTCCAAAACATAACGTGTAGATAAGTTTGCTTTTGCAAAATCATCATTTTGTCTATACAGATTTGCTTCCTTTAATTTAATAGCATTCTTGACAGCATCTGGTAACATTGAAAGAGTACTTGATTTTATTTTCACCATAATATTTCCTCTTGAGCTTAGGTATATAAAGATATGTATATTACATATTCAATATTATTTTTTTAACAATACTTACTAAGAATAAAATTGCAAGTACTATTATTCTTACATGAATAATATACTTCAATATGCTAAAATATAATTAAGAAAACATCATAGATAAAAAAACAAAACCTGGAAAGGACGAATAAACAAGTCTCCCGGGTTTTTTATTTGCACAATTCCAGTTCCTGTCGCAGCTTGTCAATCCGTCCAAGCCATTCCCAAAAATTTTCATACCCGGCATCAGGAATCGTTTCGAGCTCAGTACCGACGGCGTTACCGCCGACCGGATAAACTGGACAAATGTTATAATTTACCGTCGTGCATGAGCTGCAACAAATCAATGCGGCTAGCGTTAGGCTTAACATAAATGTCCGCCTTTTTCTTCTCAACATACTTTATAACCTCTTTTTCCCGAACAACATACTCTATTTTTACATCGCGAGAACCAACAGCATAGCCGCTCCAATAAGCACCAGCAACTACAAGAGCAAGCATAATCCCCAAAACCGCATATCTTTTCATCACACTTAAAATAAGACCCCAACCAAACCAAATTTAAAGGCACAAATAGCCAGAACAACTAAAAAACCCCACAAAAGCCAATATATACGCCGATTTTGAGCGGCCATCCCTATAAGCCAGCACCAGAACTTATATTTATTACATTTGCATTCTTCGGTCATTTCACACCTGCCATTTCTATTCCCTGAAGCAAAACCTCATCAGAATATGGCTGTTCACCGTTTTCGTGCCTGATTATTGCCTTAAGTAAATTAAGCATGATGCCCTTCTCCTCTAAATCAATCAGCGTTTCTGGAGTAACATCCAACTTCAAACAAACGCTTTTAATATACGATTCTGTATCATTTTCAACTGGGGGAGCAAAACGGTTAATGATACTATGAACATCACGCAAGCCATATTTACGCTGATAGGTCCGTAAAATCCGGCACAAAGCGCGGATTCCGTATTCCGGCTGCGAAAAAACGCAAAACTCAGAATCCGTCTGCTCAGCCGACAGCCCTTGCCATTTATCACCGTGCCTGATATTCCCCGGATTATTGTTCCGGATTCCTCTTGCCGCCATTTCGGATTCCTTTCATAAAATTAATAGGGTCTTGTTCGGCCTTACGTAAAACACTGTCAACAATCATATAAATTCTAACGGCAAACAGGCCACAGACACCGCTAATCCCATATTTGACAGGGTCGGGCATTTGCATATATTCGAGCAGAAGTCCGCACAACATACTGACAAGAAAGGTTATCAGCATATCTCGCAATGTTTGTTTCACAGAAATGAAAGGCCGTATCACCATAGTTACAACTCCAATAAAAAAAGCCCATATACTGTAATTATTGATAATTTCTTTTACTTCTTTCTCCATCATGTCCTCATTTTAAAGTTGACTCATACACAAAATTCGCCTACTCGTTTAAATGTGTTCGTTCGGACACAAAGAGAGTAGGAAGTTAGCTATAGATAGCTTCTCTTTTCGGGCGTCTACCCGAAAGGCGGGAGATTGCCCTCTCCCGTCCTCTTTCATAATAATGAGAACTATCCCTGCTTTTTAACAGGTTGTCGGTTGTTTTTCCAAGTATCGAAATCCAATATGCCAATATCAGGAAATAGCTCATCCTCAGGAATATCTCGTAAATATTGACGATAATCTTTATATTCCTGACGGGCTTCTTCATCTATAGGATAATCAGGGAGCATCTTAATATCTGTTGCTGTTAATTTGAAATTTCGCTCGACTCGAACATCATTGGCTTTCTCTTCCTGAGGCATATATCCACTAAGATAAAATCGGCCGGATGTTTCGCACTGTTCTACATCTGCTCTCTGGTAAAAGCCATTTTTAGAGGCAAAATCAGCAGAGTTTCCGAAATATACTTGGATCTCATTCGTTTTTTCATCAATAATTCTATAGTACATATTTTTTAGCTGCTTCATTTGCGCTATTCCTTAACATTAAAAATTAAAATTCTCTGTTTAGCCACAGGAGATAAGGCCTTAATTCCTTGTGGCACATAAAATAAAGTTGCTGCTACGTACAATCCATAGTCTTCAATTTTTATAGATACATTCCCACCCATTCCAGGAGAGACCATTATATCATGGCTATCATTAGGATACTGTTTATTGACTTCATATGTCATCATTGTAAAGTAATTAGGATGTTTACAATAACTCATGGCTATTCCTCCACACAGCTATAATACATTCCCAAACTTCCGGAATGTTTAGTTATCTTCCAATAAAGTCCCTTAGAGATAGGAAAGCAAATACATCCCGCTACGAAGAAGGATACATCCACTGCATTAGACATATCCTCGTTATCTGCAATTCTTAAATTGCTTTCGGTCAAATTATTAACATTAGTAGCAGAAGGAAATACTAACCATATATCTTCCTGAGCATAGTAGTTTTTATTAAGTTCCATTGAAAGCCCACTTGTAACGTCTATAAATCTCTGGGTAATCATCGGATTAATTATACTATCGCCAGGGAGAGTTTTTAACTTATAATATCCTTGATTTGTAACTTGGTAATACTGCCCCTTTCTTACTGGAAACATAGCCCCATTGGTATAATAATTTATCCCATAGTAAAACATATTTTTATCATACAGTTTCACTTTATCGGATAAATCACTATTGTTGGCGACATATCCATCTGACCTGCCCCAATTACCTCCTTCAATTAAAACCCATAAATCATCTTCTGCCTGATATATGGTATTCGCTGTCTGTGAGACTCCTGTGTCATAGTCTGGTTGCAAGATAAAAATTCCCGGATTTGCTGAATAAACTTTCACCATTTGATTATTTACTTTAGTCCACAACTCTTTTGCCGATAGTATTTTATTCCCTTGTTTAATATAAAAGTTCTTTATTTTAACTATTTTCCCATTTTGCTTGCTATACGCGCTCATTTAACTCTCCTCCGGGAGAAAATAAATAACCCCATCTTTAGCCTCATCAACAGTTGGAATTTCAGATACAACTTGGTGCATAGATATTATAAGACGCTCTAATCCGGACCCAGGAAAATTAGCACCACTAATATCGGCTTTTCCCTGCAAACCACTTACCCATGCATTCCAATCCATTTGACTGTCATTAATCGTGCCACTTGCAATAACAACAAAATAACGAACTTCAATAGTATTAGTAAGGTTTGTAGTATCTGCTATGACGCCTGAATTTTCCGTTGCAAGTCCTAATTTTCCAGTAAATCCGCCTCCCGCCGCGGTAGTATCAACGGGCGTTCCCGGTGTTATTGCTGAGTTCGCTGATATTCTCCACCCTGTGTAAGAACCCGGATCCCATTCTGTTATTCCGCCCGTCACTGTTCCGTTTGTTAAGGCCAATACATTTCCGTTTCCGATAACAGGTACAGTATTGCCAACATCAATAATTAACTTGTTCAGCAGTGTAGGAACTTTGAACTTATTATTAGTCGTATCGACTGCAAACTTACCACACTGTCCATAAGCAGATATATCAGCTTCATATTCTTCATAAGTGCAAGTTTGCAATAACGGAGGCTCTGATGTTAAATAATTAACCCATAGACCAGGAAACTGATCTTTACTATATTCACCTCCGTTACAGGGTACGCTTCCTTCTGGAACATAATCTGCCGTACATGCAAGCTGAATAATTTGTCCGATTGCTTGGCCAACACCTCCAGAAGAACTTAACCTTCTCCAGTTTTTATCATCAATAAATTCTGGATTAGTCACAAAATTTTTGGTGTTGTTAGGGATTAAAGACTCAACCTTATAAGGATCTTCATTTGTAGGGAAATACCACAAAATAGCATTTTGCGGATAGCCGCCAATTTTATCACTTACCTCTTGTTCAAAAGTGTAGACCCCACCATTTTGAACATAAAAATAAAACTGAGAAAGCAAGTTTCCCAGTCCATTAAAATCTTTTCCCTCAGGAGGAACTCCGCCTTGTTTTTTGGGAAGCATTGTAATAGGTGGAAAACCCTCTTGTATACTTGCTAAATACGAACCTGTAGGACTTTCAGGTATTATATTTTTCTCTCCATTATATGCAAAAGGACCTGATAAAAGTTGAGGTTTTTCTAAGTTTTCCATAAATTAATCTCCTATAATACACCATCCCAAAAAACACCTTGGCCAAATGGCTGAAAATCTGAACCATAGAAACCAAAGGTATTTTCAACGTTAATCTGATAAATCTTAGTACCAACACCGGCAGGACGAGGCAAAATATCCTGAGTGGTAAAAAGATAACTTTCCCAATCTTCCAGAATAAAATCAAAAACAAAAATCTGAACTGTCATATCCAGATTATCGATTAAATAAGCATTTCCCCGATCCTTGAATAAATTTTGAAGAAAGGCATTCATCGATGTAATGGTACCATCCCAAGTAGTACCAAATGCCCGAATTTTAATTATTTCTCGGAATTGGTCATCACTTAATGAAAAAATCGTCCCATCAGCGGCTGCAAAATTTCTTGAGATTTTAAGAATCTTTCCCCAAAAATAATCAAGAGCTTCAGGTATGCAGGTATTATAATCAAGAATTTCCTTAACAAATTTTTGAGAAATATCACCAAGATATTTATCCCAAACCGCTGCTTTTTTCATGATTAAATCAGAAACATTGGTATAACCAAATTGTTTCTGCAGAACATTCAATGCCGCTTCCTGAAACATTATTCTATAGCCTCCACAACGATATTAGACTTAGATAATACTGGAACCTGCGAAATGTTCATGGCAACATAATCGCTCCAGCTTTCAGCCCCATGAATCCGAATTTTAACACTTAATAATGTAATCTGATTAAAACCATTAAATGCCTTGGCTAATTCATTCCCCGCAACAGTTTGCTTAATTTTAAACGGATTTTCAGCAACCCAGTTAATAAGAGTCGTTATAATCTGGCTGTTCACATCTGCCGGCGTATAGCTATTTGCGGCATATTGTACTTGAACGTCAATATCAACAAAATTGGGACGTTGAATAAGATAATCATAATTATAATCAATTTCGGGATCATAATAAGTAATCGTTGTGTCGCCATTAACGCCGGCCCCTAACGTTTTTTGCTCAGCAAGCACTTTGGCAATATCAGAACCCGCTCCCCCTAAGACACAAAGATAAACTGAGTGAGGTTTTAAAGTAATACCATCAATCGTCTTTTCCGTATTCCCCGGATTCTCTCGGCCAATAACACTTATCACATCAGGAAGTGCCGCAACATTATCAACAATCGCACCTAATATACTACGAGCTCGGATATTAAGCCAATTGGCAGTAATCCTCGAACGAAACTCATTATCATTCTCCGTCTGGTAACCTTGAATTCCATCCGAGGGATTGGTTATACTATCCCAACCGGAAACAATGGTTACAATGGTATTCAGAGTACCCGAAAGACACGGATTATTCCCTGGTTCAGTACACTGAAATTCAGCTGTAACTTTTCCGTCGGTTCCAATCACAACTGTATTTAACAACGCAAATTCAAATGTTCCGTTACTGGCCAGGCTTCCTTCTGGAATGACAGTTCCCGAAGCACCAGATAAAACTGCGGAAACCACTGTCCCAATACCCTGCTTTCTATAATAACCAAAAAAAGCAGCTGCAACATCCAAAGCCGGTCCTGTAGCATAATAGACGCTAAATGAATTGGCTATGTTCACAACTTCACCTTGTGCCGTAGTTAACATTTTAGTATCTGTAATAATAAATTGTCCTTGGACGGTAGAATCATCCAGATTAAGATTGGCACCTAACGCCCCTTTATAAGCTTCTTGAAAATCACCCTTAATTGAAGACGTATCAACGGTAATGACACCTTGCGGTGTTACAGAAAAGATACTCATAATGTAAATACCCCATATATGCTTGAGATTTCGGAAGATATGACCAACTTGTCTTTCTCTGTGGAAAGACGCAGAGAATTAACCTGCACAATTTCCTCATTATCTAAAATCCGCTGCCGAATAACCTCACGAATATAATCTCGGCCTCCCATTTTTCCTAAAAACTCATTGAAAAAATCCGCGCCGTCATCGGTATTATAAGGATTTTCACCCCGACAAAGCCCTATTCTTGTTCTGGTATCCTGTGCACAGGCTTCTACCCCATCTTCAACTTGTAAATTCTCTTGAAAAATAACAAGGTTATTATTTTCATCCAATTTTAAGGTCTGCATACTACACCGCCTTTACAACTTCACTCGCCGAAGTTATTGTTCCTTTCCAGGTACCGGCGGAAGACCCGGAAGTTACTTCAACCGTTACCTCATCTCCCAAACGGGCAACACCGCTTCCGCCCTCTCCTCCCAAATTGATTGCTTGTGCAATTATTGAGATAAGTTCCGGCAAAATTTTAACTGAGCTTTCTTTGTTCCTGAAGAATAATCCTTCCGGCATATCACGAAATGATATCGGCAAAAAAAATCCATCGGCCCAATTAAAAGAGCGAGAACTACCGATAGGCGATGTATCCTGAGTTTTTTTATAATTGCTAACATCAAAATTACCAGCAATCAGCAACCCTTTATCCCCAACTGCAGGATTAAAGCTAATCTCGCCGTTAGTACCAAAAGGATGCATTATGGGGATATTGTAAATTGTATCCGCCCCAGTTATTTGAATAAGATTTCCATTGGTATCAAATTGCTGTATCAACGGCAAAACATTAACAAAACGATTATTTTCGCCGATTGAAACAATCTCAACCGGCTGAAGCATAGCTACCCACGAACCAAGATATTGTCTCACAAAAAGCGAAAAAATCTCAAAAAGCCCGTCCAATTGGGCGGGCGTATAAGAAGGAATTCCTGTCATATTAATAAAATCCTAAACCGGTTTTCGTCAGATTAAGCCGTGTATACCAATCTCGACCTCGTGTATCACCGTTATGAGAAAGGGTCGAAATAAAAAAATCATACGATTTAAGTTGCGGATATTTAAAGGAGTCCACCTTAACCGACTGCCCGGAAATAAGCGATGAATTAAGTCTTACATTAATAATAACTCCTGTTTCTGTCGGTTCAGGAATTCCAATGATATCCTTAGTTGTTAGGGTAACCACATTACCGGAGGGAATATTTTGTCCTGCTTTCTTAATATATAACCGGCCCTTTGATGAATAAATATCCAAGCCCGTCATCTGCGCCAACTGACGCAAAGCCGCAACGCTATTCTGATTACGTACATTATAGTTGCTGACGGTTATACTATCATCTTTGAGGCCATCCACAAATTTGAGCCCCAAATCATCTGCTAGATTCTTGGCAATCCGAGTAACAGGAATCTGTCCCTCATAGGTGTAACTTTTAGGCTGCGTTAAATCAGAAAACATTGCCATAGCCTTAAGGGCAATTGAATAATCAGCATTTTCAATACTAGGTGTACCTTTAATGACAGAACCGTCAAAAATAAGCCCCCGACGGTTTTCATAACCCGCCTCAATAATAATCCGATTCGGCCGCCAGTTCTTAATCCACTGGGTAGTGGATGTAGCCAAATAGAACATTTTTTTAACTTGCAACCCACTTATAACAATATTGGCTTCATTCAATGCCCCGCTTACTGAATCTGACGTATTGAATTTAACTGACATATCTTCTGTCAGCTGGCTAAGAGCCTTTGAATCCTTTTGTCCTTCATAGAGCGTAAGTCGCAAATATCGCTTGGGAATGCTCCAATTACTTTTCATCGTAAACGGTACTCCGTATCATAAACCAGAAGATAACGATCATTAAACTCATTGTAATTTGGATTGGAATTCCCGAAAAGATCATAAAAATACAGATTTCCCGGAATAACCTGATTCAATATAAGTGGCATACGGTTAATACAACGGCGCCCATAAAATTGGGGCTCATCATCAATTGCCAAATCCATAATCAATGAACCATCTTCCATTGTCCGCAAACTTATGTCCGCAATATGAATATTGCCGGCATCATCGGTTAAATTGGCAGAAAGACTCTGATTTGGCTCTTGAATTATATTGATTGACACCTGTGTCATGAATTCCACCATTCCTTCAAATCTTGCTTTAATGTTTCCACAATACCAATTAATTTGGTATCACCATCGGCTTCATTCCGTAGAAACTTTCCTTTGTCATCAAAAGTAAGAACCTGTTCAAAAGTCATATCTACTTCAAATAAATTGAAATTTTCCGGTGTTTCATCAATAACATAATCAACCATGGTATACTTTTTTCGAAGGCCGGAATTACGAGTTTGAATATCAACCAATGTCATTTCATGAGTTAATTTGTCACAAGTAGTCCGAATCTTTTCAATCAGGTTGTTCTTATCTTCACCAGTTAATGAATAGTTAACATCCATAAAACCAATACCGACAGTACCATTTTTAGAAACAATTCCTTTCATATGGAGATCATCTGGATTAGCATATTTATAATCCGTCACGCTAAAACCTGTTTCAATCGGAACCTGAGTTGAAGAAGCAGAACCATGAAAACCGCATTCCATAATTGTATCAAATTCTAAAAGTGGTTCTCTGGTTTCGGCATCAACAACACTATAAGTGGCCGCCGTAAGTTTATCCCAAACAGAGGCTAAAAAGTTTATTTCTTTTGCCATAGCTTTTACCTCGTGGGCGATGTCATTGGAGTATAACCTATAGGGAGCATATTGTTTTGAACAGTACTTCTTAATTGTGGAACAATATCCTCGGCACCCTTAACTCCATTAATGGTAACGGTGGTTGTCCCCCGATTAATGATCGTCTGGTTTTGTTGATTGCGGTTGTTGGTTGTGTTATTAATAGAGCTATAGGCCTGAGCTGCACGCATAGTCGCTGCCGGTGGGATGTGTTCCATTCCATAGACAGCTCCTCGCACAGCTCCTTCCCAAGAACCTTCAGAAACCGCTCCGGCAATAAAACCGCCAGTTGCATTCCCTACGTCGACCAGCCCTGACCCAATCTTCGAGAGCAACTCCAAAGGACGAGTCAAAATCGGCACATATTTATCAACAAAGCTAAAAATATTCTTTAAAACCGGAAACCAATTATCCGATGTATCTGCCAACCATCTGAAAACATCACCTATTAAACTAAAGCCATCAGCAATTGCTTGGCAAAATTCAATAAGTCGTGGGCTTTCTGCCATAAATTTATTAAAAGCTTCTGTTACCTTGTCCCAATTCTGATAAAGCAGATAAACTCCGGCAATAGCCAACCCCACACCTAGATTAAACGGGTTAAATAGACCTCCCAAAAGAACTTTTAAAACGGAAAGAGCCGGTCCCAGCAACGTAACAGCCCCTAAAATGCCCAAAATACCGACTTTTACATCATCCGAAGACAATGCCAGATTTTCCATAAACCCGCTCAGTTTGTCAAAAACCGGAACCAATCTCTCCAGAGAAGCTCCAGAAATTGCCTTAAAAGCTTGTTTAATTGTAGCAAGGCTACGGTCAAGTTTACGCATAGAGCTGGCAGTTTTTTCGCTAATCGTCCCAAACTTTTGCGATTTTTCCAAAATAGCGGCAAACTCTTCATCTGAGGCCTTCAGCATCCTCTGAAGCGTAATATCTCCCCCTAACATATCGGTAACTTTTACCTGTGCATTTTCATTCAATGTGCGGAACTCTGAACGAAGAGCTTTTATCGCTCCCAGATAATCCTTGTTAAAAAGGTTGGTTCCCATAATTGCCGATAAGTCTTTCAGAGGCCCCGAAGACTCAAAACGCAAACTGTTGGCAGCCTGTTGCAGCTTTTCAATCATACCAATAGCACTATCTGCATCACCGCCAAATTGAGCAAACGCATTGGCAAACTGACTGACCTTTTCAACCGGAAGATTCCAGCGTTCAGAAAGATTAACCAATTTTAACGTCTCATCATAAACTTGGGTAATTGATTTAATTCCTAAAACGCCGGCTGTAATGCCACCTAACTTACCAATTAATCCATTTTGAATGGAATTGACGGTTTGGTTAAACTTTTTCTCTAAACCTCCAAGAGAATTTTCAGCATCTTTGGAATTTACAAAAAAGTTTATAACGGCATCCGAAAACAGTGACATTTTAACGTTTCCCTATTTTGTCTTTTTCCCGATTTGAATAAGCAATTTCATTTTGCGTGCGGACATAGGCGGCCAAATTCGCCAGATACAGGTCGCCAATGTCCATTTGTTGTAGTTCCAAAACTGAAACTTCAGATTTTAAGATATTTCCTATGGCATTGCTCAATCCGAAATCTGCAAACGCAACAACTTTGCGGCTGCCTCGGCGTATTCCCGGAATATTTCGGATTCTTTCATAAAAACCATCTGGTGTTCCAAAATTTTTATACCTAATTCCAAAACTGCCAGAGGATTTTGAAAGTATGAACTAACCGTTTCAACAGACATTACAGCGACTGGTTCTGTTCCTTGAGTATTAAGCAAAGTTGCCAATGGCAGTAAATCTTTCAAAAAAGCTTTGATAGAACGGTCTTTTGTCCCCATATGACGGTCAATAAAGTCAAGCCCTTCCATTACATCAAAGAGCCTGATTTGAAAGTGAACAGTATTTTCAAAATCTTTAATCTGTACCTTGATTACTTTTTGCATATTCTTTTCCTTACAGTGGCGAATTTGTGCGATCGGTAAAGGTCAAACGATACTGTTTATCGCTTTGGCCGTCATCAAGATTAGCCGAATCTCCCGCGTCAACCTCTTCAATCGTACCGCCGGTATAGATTGTTTTAATTCCGGTCGTAAGGTTTGAAACAGTCATCACAATGGTATAGTCCACAAGAGATTTACCATATTTGGCCGTAGTTGCACTGATTAAGTTATCTAAAGCCAAACGAGAATTTGATGTCGGCAACAAATTAATCGTACAGGTATATAAAACTGCTTTTTGGTTAACAACAGCCAATCCGTCTGCACCTAAGCGTGTAGATGCCGGCTGAGCCTTTTCCCATTGGACACCTTCGGGAGCAAAACCATCCAATTTTAAGAAAGCCAAAACAGGTAACGCCGTTAAAGAATATCTAAGGTTCTGAAAACCAACTTTGTTTGTTGAAATATCGTTCATGTTTAAGCTCCAAAAATGTTATTAATGATTCTGACTTGGTTAACAACACCGCCACACAGATAACAAACAATGATTCTAACTCTGCGAGCTTTAATATCCTCAGCTGTTAAATCTTGAACCTGAAAGAAATACCCGTTGTTCTCTACGGCATCGGCAGCCGCGGCATTATTCGTAATCATATAAATGGTGTTGCGATCAGTATCTGAAAGCTTGCCGTTACGGGCAATCGTACCATTGGTTTTTCCCTGTTCAAAGGAAGGAGTAACAATGGTCGACATAAATTCCTTGGCATCATCACCCTGTAAACCAAGTTTTTCAAGACTGATAAAGCCGTTCATTACTTGTGTCTGCAAGTCCCTTTCAAGCCAGCTTTCGTTGACCTGTACGTCCTCTGTCCCAAAACTGCCTTGCATTAGTCCCATACCATACAAAACTTCCTGTTGATCGCCAAAACCTACAGAATAAATGTAAGAAATGCACAAGGCATCAAGTTCTTCAGCCAAGGAAAGATTGGTCTGCCCCTGCTGATAGTCAATAACACTCCCCAGCGTGGTAATTGGCGTATAACCTTTGGCCGGCTGGAAATTAAAGTTCTTGGCTCCATTAGCTGTGTTATAATCTGTAGACGCTGCAATCGCGCAGGAAAGAGCGTTTACGTATTCACCTTTTTCATCATAATCGATAACATACCCAGTATAGCCAAGAGTAGAAAGCGTAGATTGCAAAGCTTTTGCAGTTGCCTTATCTTGGATATTGAATACCAAACGAACCATCGAATTAATCGTCTGTCCGCCAATATTCCCCTGGAGCCACTCAACAGCAGCCGTAATGCTGTCTTCATCAAGCTCTTCAATCGTTGTAATTGAATAGCCGGCCGTATTGGCATTAAAAATACGGTCGCAAAATTCTGCAAATGTTTCAGCGTTTACGCCCTGAGACAATTCAGCAGTAAGCAACCCCAGCATTGTACTCAGATCGGTCCCTGTCGTTCCGGCACTAACAGCAGCTACTGTTGCCTCTTTTCCTGCTGCACCGGAAGTAATAATAAAACCGCCGGTAATGGTATTATAAACGACTGTCGCACCAGTATAAGCCTCACCTCCTGCACTATTTCCCTGAACAGCAGTTTGTATCAAAGAAGCTACTTCAGAATAACTGTTAGCGGTTGAAAGATTAACAACGACCTCAAATTCTGAAGAACCAAGGGTTAGTTTAAAGCTCCCATTATCGACGGCTTTAAGCTGAGCAATTGATGCCAAATCCTTAGTACCTTTGATAAACGGTGCTGCTGCTTCTTTGTACCACCGAGCAACAATCAACTTCTCTGGAGCAATTCCAGTCTTGGATAAGAAGCCAAAATATCTTGAAGCGACTTCGTATTCGGGAATTTCAGAACCGAAATCTGCCTTAAAATCAGTTAAGGCGCTTACACCCGAATAAGTGAGCGCCGGAGTAGAAGACCCGATTAACGGAGAAGTCATAGCCAAGAGCATGTGTTTTTTTTCAACCGTAAAGGCCGGACTTTGGACCACAGCCGAAATCGGTACAAATTTACTGAAAGGTAAACTCATATTATTTGTCCTTGTTAAAGATGAAAATTAAGGGTTATTTGCCAAAACCGTGTAAGGTAATTTGGGCTTTTTCTATTGCCGGAGAGATTTTTGTTACCGTATCGACAACAAAAAGTTCCACGTCAAAATTGTAACGTTTCATATATTTTTTGTTTTCCTGCAAAAAGGTCAGATTGCGCAAAGTCGACATCTTTTTAAGGTCGGCTACACCATAATTCTGGGTTAAATTGACCTGCAATGTCTGCTTAAACAACGACGCATTGCCAAGCGCTGAGGGACCGTAAAAATCCAATTGCACTCGATAAATACGTTGCACGTCATAGGCAATGCTAATTAATCCTTTTTCCTTGTCATAATTTGTATGTCTCGGTTGGCTCCAGCCAATATCCTGAACATCAAGAATGTTAAACGTTGCAAAATCTATTCCTGGTTTAGGGAGCGGCCGGTCATCAATATAGGGATTAACAAATTGCAATGTCGGCATTAAAGATTGAAGATAATCGTATAAATCAGGTTCCGTCATTAATCGGCTCCTCATATTCTATGCGGTAAGCATAAGCTTCACGCCAACCAGCATCGTCCCAAGCTTCCTTAGCAACTACCTGATAAGTATACCCATCACACTTGAAGGTATCCGAACCAAACTGTCGTAATCGGTCGAGCTGTGTTGGCTCGCCGGAGATAAACACCTTAAAATATTGGTATTCCTGAAGGTCAAACCCAGTTTCACGTAACTCCTGTAAACTGGCAGGCTGTATCTTTCCCTTAACAGTCAACTCCGAAGTAGTAACAACCGGCTCGCGGCTATTAACCTGCCATTCGGTTGTGGTTTTGGTAAAGACAAGCTCTTTCCAATCGTTGACAACCGTTAAGGCCTCCCCGACAATAGCGTGCAAATTTAATGACATTTTATTTTCCTAAAAGAAAAGCCTCGGATTTCTCCGAGGCTTTGTTTGTTTTAGCGAACCCAGTTTGATATCTGGTTCATTCTGTTTTTCAAATCGGCATTTTCCGCTATAATTTCCCGCATCTTCTCAATATCAGCCTTATTCCGAGTCGCATGCCAACAATGAAGTTGATACAACAAATCTTGGTCGGAAACTTCCCAACTCTCGGCTTTTTCTGCTGGAACAGAAGTCAGAAACTCAACCAGAGCTTTGTGGACACACTTTTTGACAATGCCGCCAATGGTCTTGGCATCCATTTGAACCGCCGGCATACCATAAGAACCGGTTTTGCGAATGCTTGGCAAAACATCTTCATAAACCCATTTTGCAAACTGTAAAGCTGCCGGCTTGTTACTGCGGAATACCAACCGATACAGATTTGGCTCATTTATATAGTTAAGCTCTTGTATTCCACCTTCTGTAAGGGTAGCCGTTTTACGGCACCCCTTTTCATCAAGCCTAGCAATTATGCTGCTATTACGTTTTAATGCCAGACTGTCGCAAACGTCAACCAAGCAGAACCAGATGTTGTTATCGACTAACTGGGTTCTGACAGGGGTTGATTTGAAGTTAAAGACAGATATTGCGTTTGATTGTACTAAATTGTTCATTTCTTTTACCTTCTGTTTCAAAATTACCTTTAGACCGTAAAGGCATCGGGAGGTTGAAACACGTAGTAAAAGATACGCCTATCCTATTCAATATATTCGGATAGCCTCCCGATATGAAAACCTGTTAAGATAACAACAAATGACAAATTCAAAACTTATCAGGCATAAAAAATCGCACCTATCGGGTTGCGTTTCCGCTTTTACAGAGTGTTTCAAGCTCTATAATCATAATAACAACAATTTAGCTTAAATGTCAAACATTTTCTAAAGCAACTTTTATTTCCCCAAAGGCTTTTCTCTGCCGTCTTTGACCATGGCAACGTGAACGCCATATCTGAGACCACCAGTATCAATAAGCGTATGAGTGCTGCCTTTTTGCCTTATAGTGCTTGGCTTATTTGGCGGCGGCGTATTGCTGGTAATACTCTCGATGATCTGATTTCTCATATCCTGTGCAATTTCAGCCATAATTTTGTTAAGCGTTTTTCCGTCATCCAAGCCCTTTTGCACAATCTCAGGAGCTCTTTGTTGTATCTTAGCCTCGGCATTTCTCAAAAACGGACGGGCAGGAATATCTTTCGTGCCAAACTCGTTAAAAAGGGCTATTTCGCTTAAAGTTGCATTTTCCCCTTTATGCTGTTCGCCTTCGTAATATCCCGCTTTGGCTCCGTCAGCCCCCTCTTTGAACTCTTTTTCCAAGTCCTTAAACATTTTACGGACACCATCAGCTTTAAATTTTACACTGAATTTCATCGACCGGGACTCCAGTAATAAGGCAACACATTAAGCGGTTTTCTCGGCATCGGTGGTTGAACCGTAGACAAGAGGGCTAAAAGCTCTGCACCGTAGGGCGTCGTTGCCAAAAAACGCCGCCACGGGTCGGAATAAAGAGCAAAGGATGCACTGACACTCCCTTCCGAAGCACTCGAAAGATTGCCAGAAGCGGCTTTGTCCGGATTCATAGCCAAATAAGCCAAGTGAGCGGTAGCAAGATACACACCGCGAATCTGACTTTTAATCTCCAGCCCGATTTCTCCTTCAATGACGGAAATATAACTTCCGGCACCGGCGTACGCTGCCTGAATACCTTCATTCGACATATCCTTAAAATACGGAAACCAGAGACGAAATGTATCATTGTCTACCGTTATCACTTTCATTATTTTTTACCTTTATTTGACTTTCTTTCAGGTTCCGAAGTTTTTTCCAGAGGCTGCTCAACTTCCGGCACGTCTCGGATTTCGTCGCCGGTTTCCGCTCCCTCCTCTAAAAGCAAATCTTCGGAAATCTCCAACGGTTCTTCGGCTACCGGAGCTTCAACTTCAATCTGACCAGAATTGTCTCGGATTTCGTCGCCGATTTCTTTGCTCATATCCTGAGCGACCTTTTTATCGGCATGGATAATAAAACAACCATCAGGATTGCTGTCACTGATAATCCGCGGAGAAATAAAGCAACCGTATTCCTGCATTAAGGCCTTGAAGTCATCTTCTGAAACGAAATTAAACATTTCTCCGCCGCCTCTACCGACTTCAATTTTGATTGTCTTGCCGTTTTTGAGACGAAAAGCGGAAGGATTTGTACCTTTTTTAATGATTGTAGGCATTTTGTTTAGCTTTCTAAAAGAAAAAGGGGAGCGGTTTCTCCCCTTTTGATGTTGTCATTCACAGCTGAACTAAGCAGCGATAGTTGTCTTACCAATACCGTTGTAACGAACAATCGCCCACGGATACTGAACAATACAGCCGGATGTCGCACCGCTCAATTTCTGAGAAACGACGCTGTCCTTCTGATATATCGGATAAGCCTTTGCCATTTCAACATAAGAGTTAAGTAATGTCGGCGTGCTGCCTCCCATGTCAAAAATGACATAAAAGACATCTGAGCTTGAATCTACATTGTTAAACTGGGGAACAGCCACAAATTCCAAACGGTCACCATAGGTTTCTTTCAACATTGCACGGGCAGACTTGCCATACATATTGGTACGGTCAAGGTTACCCAGCGAACCTGTGGCGACGGCAACAAGAATACGACCGTTGCGGAGTTCGTCTTCGACAATGCCGTTGGACTGGACATACAACTGATTGACGGCAGCAACAATATCATTGGCGATTTGCTCTGGCGTTTTTGCCGACCAATAAGTAGACGGCGTTTTTGCACCATTACCGGCAACAATCTGATAAGCCGGAAGATTTGGCTCATTCAGCAAGCCATAAAGGCCGTTGGGATTACCAGCCATGCTAACACCGGAGAAGAAAAAGCGGTTTCTGTCAATCGCCAATGTTCGCATAGCGGCTTCGGCTTGATCAGCACGATAATTTTCAGACATGGCACCAACTGTCGCCTCTTCCAAATCCGTAGACAGCCAGCCTGTGGTGTAGTAATACACACCACGCATGGTAACATCATAATTGGTCTTGACCTGCAATCCGTCGGAGGACAAACCGTCATCCGGACTGGTTTTTCCGGTATATTCCTTAAGTTTGATGGTAACGGCTTTATCACCCCAGGTTCCGTTCTTCTGTGGCGCGGCCAATTTATCGGCCACACGCGGTGCCGTCAAAACTTCCACAGCACTCGGGCGGATATAGTTCAATGCACCTAACGGAACATTGATATTCGGAGTGGTAATATACGGAGCTGCCGCAGCATTGATAACGCCAATGACGCCTTTGGCTTTCATGGCGTTAAAAAAATCTCTGTTGCTTGCATGGGCAACAGAGACTGAGTTGTTTACTTTGTACTTGGACATTTTTAACTACCTCTTAAATTTTATAGATTTCGCAAGGCTGATTGGCAGCATTGCCAGTTTCGACAGTCCAGCCGGTAGCAATAAAGCTTGCCGGGGCTGATGCGGCCGTCCGGATTTCACCGGTTGACAGGTTAAGGAAAACGCTCTGACCGTGAACAGAGGCAGTCGTCGGAGTAACGTAAACATAACCTTTACGTACTTTTGCTCCTTCTTCACCTTCATTAACGACCAAAGAATTCATATCACTAACGCCACGGAGCATCAGTTGATATTTTTCAAATACGAAAACACCAGCCACATCTGCTGCAGTTTTAGAAGCGGTCGCAGTCGAACAGCCAATAACTTGGACCTCGGGGTCTGTTCCCTCAAAAACAAAACCGCCTGCTGTAACGTTGGCTCCCTCTGCAACAACTGGAATTTTGTCAATCGGGTTTAATCTGGCAATCGTTCCCGGCTTGCCGAGAGCCTGATTGATATATACTTGATTCTGAAAAGCCATTTTTCAAATCCTCTTGTTAAATATTGATTTCAATTTCTTCACTTCCGGAAGAACCATAAGAAAAGCTGTTGTCAACCTTGGCCTGAGAATTGCAGACTTTCAGCATGGCATACAGTTCTGAAACAGTTTCTCGATCTGTTTCAACCCCCTGATGATTGAGAGCTTTAACAAGCATTTCTCGTTCCGTCATACCAAAGGGATTAAATTCACCAACAACAGAAGCAGCTGCGTTATATGCACGTTTAAGTGCCGCGCTTTTTTCCACTTCCTGCTTTTTCAGAGCATTCTGAATTTTTGAATACATAGCATCAAAAGATTTGGCGGAATTCTCTGCTTTGCTTTTATCTTTATCGTCGGCACCCTCCTCTTCATTGTCTGATCTGGAAGTTTCGGACGGCTCATAAGCATTTTTTTCCATTTTGCCAATAACAAAACGGATATCTTCATCAGATAATCCCTTGTCTTTAAGAAAACCGCCGACTTCGTCAATCTCTTTGCGTTTATCTTCGTTGTCGGTTTTTGATGCTGTTGACGGGTTGTAGGCAACGTCCTCGACTTTCTTAATGACTGTACGCCATAATTCTTCATCAATTTTATCTTTGAGAATCCCGCCGATTTCATCAATCTGTTTTCTTTTGTCAACATCCTCATTGTCGGTATCAATAATCGCCCCTGTGCCTTCGTGAGCATCTTCTGTCTCTTCCTGAGAAAAGAACTTATCGAGGTCAACTTCCTTACCGTCAATAATGAGCTTGATTTCATTTTTAGATTTCATCTTCCCATTTTTTGATTTCATTTTGTGTGTCTCCAATTTATGGTTTAATACTCTCACATCAGGGCCACATCGGCCTTTTTCTACAAGGGCGATGTGATTGCCCTTTATGTCTGTAGCAACAAAATCATACTCTGGGTCGTTTGACTTGCTGAGTTTGTTTGTATAGCTCGCAGACAATTCTTCTTTGCGATGATTATTCAAATCATCGGTAATCTGGTCTCCGGTAAATTTAAGAGAAACATAAATAGCCCCGTTTTTAACGATAGCATTCTCTCCGGTTGTTCCTTCCTGAAAATCTCGCGCGTCTTCACCTTCTGTTCCAAGCCATTGGTGGTCGTTGGTTATGGGGAGCAAAGCAAAGGTTGGAGCCGCTTTTCCCAACTCATCTTCTGAAATAAAGACCTTATAAATTTTCTCGGGGTTTACCTCGACGCCGTCAACTTCAGGAGATCCTCCGTCAATCAGCTCCTGTCCGTAATATTCTAAAACCCCGGCTTTTAGGACGGGGCTTTCATCGACAAAAAGATAGCCGTTCTCGTCAAAATGACGGTGGCTTGCTTCATTGCAGAGTTTAAAAACCCTTGAAAGTCTTACCATTGTTAAATTCTTCCCTTTATAATTCGCCAAGTCCCGTCTGAGTTTTGCTTGGCAACGTAATCTTTTCTTAAAATGACAGCTAAAGCCGTACAGCGACAATTCACACGTTCATGGGGCAATCCTCGATGTCCGTATGAATCAATAATGGGGTAATGTTCAACATCACCCCATTTATAAATTTTCCCATCCAGCTGTTTATGTCCGCCATATCCGGTTGAAACCCGTTCGTCTTCAGCCGTTCGCCATTCAAAAAACTCTATTCCGGCTGAAAGCTGAGCCGCCTCATTCAATGCTTCATTGGCTTTTCCGGTTTGGTCGCGAGCAATTCGTTTTATTCTATCCGAAGAAATGTGTTTTTGGGTTGATAAATCCTTTGCCACAGTCCCCCAAGTCTGCCCAGTGGTTACCCCGTCATAAACAATATTTTCAATATTATTGAGCGTTTGCAACGTGGTATTTTCTATCAATCCAACATTACGCCGGATAATTAAACGTAAAATATCGTCAATATCTTTACCATTCCAATTAACAGCAAAATCATCACCATAGAGCTGACGCATTGATTTAGTAATGGAACGTTTTGCATTGCGGGTAGCCAGATTGATGAACTTGTCAATAATCTTTTCAGCATTCCGTAAAAACTTCGGCAGATACACTTTTTTATAATAAGTAATCAGTTTCATGATATTAGAAACTGACGGCTTATTTGCTCCGGTAGCCGCATTGGAAACCTTGACCGTGGTATAAACCCTCTCAAGCTTGGCAAAAATAGCTGTGAGCATCTTGTCTGTTTCTGCCTCGATAGCACGACGATAATACACATCGGCGCCCTTATTCTTGATTATGGGCGGCATAACTCTATAACCACCAGCGGCCTTAGCTCGTGCGTTTGTTTTATCGACCATAACTTTTGCTTGCTTTTATTTAAGATTTAAGGTATTATATCAACATAAAAGTTGATTGAGAAAGGGGCTGGACCCCAATCCGTGTCTGTCAATCAGGTAACCCGCCATTAGTACACTAATCTTGGCGGGCTTTTATTATTCATAATAAGCAGTAAAAAGGAAAGTTAGTCTATTATTTTTTATTTGTGGCTCAATTATTGCCGTTTTTCCTTTATATCTTAATGCAAATCTTTGATTATCCTGAATTGTTAGTTCGCCTTTTTCGATAACATCTGTAAGAGATAAAAGCAACTTTCCCAAAGGTTGTTTGGTTTCTTTGCGGCGTTTGATGATATGAGCTAAACCCATACCTTCATTTCCCCAAACAAGGTCGATGTCGCCAATATCTTTACGGGTAAAAGCTCCTTTGACATGCCCCTGCTTTTCCTGCATGAGTTTGTCGATCGCCGCCTGCCCCTTAACTCCGGTAAATTCTTTACCTAAGAAATCAGAAATCTTGTTACCGGTATCCTCTTTTTGTCCAGAAGAGCCGCCACCGGAACCGAATTTTCCGTCCTTAGCTCGGGGATGTTTGCTTTCTTCCCATTCATTCTGAGCCTGGAACTCGGACATCACATCGTCGGTTATATCATCGTAAACTTCCAAACCGGCTGTTTCAGCATCAAACTCCAGATTATCAAGATGGAAATCCTTAAATGATTTCAGCCAGTCAAAGACTTTGTCAGTCTTGGCACCTAACTCAACCAACTTTTGGGCAACTTCCGCATAAGAACGAATATTCTCCGCCCGTTCACGCTCATTGCTTTCTTCAAGCGGGTTAAAGATGTAGTCAGCAAAAGAAACAAACTTGCCATTTTCAGTACCTGCTACAATGCCGTACATCGTTAACAAATTATCTTTGACTTGTGCCTGAATACTCCGGCATTTATCATACCACTTGCGGCGGTCACCTTCTCCCGTGGCATTCATTCCCTGAGCGGATTTCCCGACAAGCTCGGTATAAGGAATATCGGTCTTTGCTGCAACCAACAGATAAAACAGTTCGACATTCTCAGCCATACCGGTTAAACTGGTGGTAAGCTGCAACACTTCTTCCGTCGATTTAAGCGGACAGACCCCAAAATTATCTTGGGAAAAGGACATAAAGTCCAGTTTTTCCCGAAACATCGGAGCATTTGCCGTAACAAAATTGCTTTCCTCAGTTTTAAGATAAACGTACCGGAAACGATTTATCAGGTTTGCTAACCCCTGACTGGCCAAATTAGAGTTAGCAACATCTTGCTTGATAAGCTGCGTAAGCGGCATACCAAAATATAAAGTCAGTGGCCGCATCGGCAATTCAGGAAGATTCTCTTCAAACTTGAGGAAATGGCTCTCGTCTACCGTTCCAAGCCCGATAACATACCATATTTTCGGCTTCATATAATCTGCGGCTGCAGGATCAACAGTATTAACATTAACCGCCACACAATTAATCGGATCAATGTGCCGAAAGCCCTTAAACCTTTTCATACTCATTTTATTAAGGTTTAACGGTTCTCGCAACTCGGATTCTGTTTGACCGAAATCCATATAAAGCAAACATCCGCCGGTTACATAATTAGAATGGACAGCCGCCTGGATATGCTCCCAGACATCATATTCCTTAGCCAGCTTTTCGAGTTTGTCTTTTTCTATGTTTTTCTGCGTTCCATCGGCATCGTCAAAAACAATTTCTCCGCCTTTGGCAAACGGCGTAATGCTCAAGAGATTAAAAACCTTAGTAAAAAGCGGATCTTGAGCCAGAGAATAACACTCGTAGTAATTAACTGGTTGATATAAGAAAAAAGACAGGTGAGTATTGCCCCACCCACTATTGACCGATTGCAACGGATTGACCCACTGGTTTTGAAGTTTAATCTTGTGGGCATTATAGAGCTTTTCCCCCCTAGCTGCACCTTTATCTCTTGCTCCACCTTCCAGACGAGCCTGCGCCAAAGTCCAAGGCTCAGAAATAAGAAAATTGTCAGTTTTCTGAACTGCATTTTTTAAAGCAGCATAATTAGCTTTCATATCCTGTTTCGTTACCGGATTTTTCTTTTTCATCAAAAAGCCAAACATTTTATCTTCTCATCATTAATGAATTGCGCAAAGCATTCCAATCCGTAGACTGAATGCTTCTGCGTTTTTTAAGGGCATAGATCAACACATCAACATAGTCGTCATGTGTATCTTGTTTTCCTCCGGTAAAAGATTCGCACTCATGAATAAACTCAGAAAGCCACGGAGCTGCCACCGGAATATAAAAATAACCGCTTTCTAAATCTGCGGCTATTTCATTAAATCTTAAAAATTTATCAGCAACTTGGTCTTTCCTAAGTTCGGCATTATGAACTGTTGGCATTAGTTCGCTAATCGGTAACCCATCTTCTCGGAGCTGCTGAATAAGAGAAATACCGGAACCTTTATTTTCAATATAAATTGTTGAAACCGTAGAAGTTGGATAGCTCTCTTTAGCCCGAAGGTAAAAGGCCTTCAAGTCCCGTCTTAAATCGGGAAAAATAACTTTTTTACAATAGCCGTCCAGCATATAGAGCTTATTTCCGATTCCCCCAAACAAACCAAATGCCGAATTATCAGCGGATTTCTTTTCGCTGAAAGCAGTATCCGCAACAATAAACATATAATCAAATCTAACCGGTGCAACATCATAACGCTGAAAATACTCGGTTTTTATCAGGTTTCCACCCAATTTAACAGGACTTTGCTGGTATTGAGCCGAAAACATATAGCTGTTCTTTTGCAGCTCAATCAGGCGTTCTGTAGTATATTGTTTTGGTAATTGGCAGACGCCGTCTACAATTAAAGGCTTAGATAATACCTCAAAACCATATTTATTGGCTAAAATACCACTTAAATCCTCAATATGAAGCCTTTGTTGAATATTCACGATAGGAACATCACTGCCATTTAAACGACTTAACAATGTTTCTTCATAATATCTTATTACCCGTTCACGCATAGTTTGGCTGTGAATGTCTGCAGGCTTATTGGCATCATCCACAAGTAAAGCACCGGAAAATTTGGATGCCCCGCGGATACCCGCACCGAAACCAGTAATCGTGGAGCCAATAGAAGTAAAAAGCAAAACCCCTCCGGCCTTGGTAACAATTTTCTTTTGACTATATACTGTCTTTTTTTGCGTCTGATACAGATAGTCCGCCCAAAACTCATCAATTGGAGAAACTTCTATTTCTTCTGCCGATACAAAATTATTGTACATCGCTTTATAAGCAGGATGCTCCATAATAGCCATGATAGAACGGGCAATATCATCCAGCAACTGCTGAGAAAAGGATGTATAGATAAAGTTACATTTAGGGTTTTTAGTAATACAATACGCCTGCCAATATTTTCCTAACGTCGTTTTTCCGGCACGCGGAGGAATATTAACATTTATTCGGGTAATTTTGCCATCGTATATATCTTGAAACGCTTTGAACAAATCATGATGTATCGGCTCAACGATAAAGGGCGTTCCTTCAATTATACGAAACATATACCTGAACCATGTTTCAAATCCTCTGTTTAACAGTTCATAACCCAAATATTCCTTATCAATTTCCATCCCTCAAAGCTTCCTCGATGTGGCGTTCTACAGCTTGCTTATCTTCTGGGGTGATAAATATTTTCTGAATGACAGCCGGTTCCTCAAGCTTATGAATATCAACCGGCTTTTCTCCAATGGTATCTCGAATAACTTCAAAAGCTTTTGTATCTCCCGATATTGCTTTTTCTATCAAAGCAAGTGACATTTTCTCTTGATTATTCCCTGTCGAAAGCAGGGTCAGAAGCTCCTCTTTTAACTCTTTGCGCCTTCTTTGTACCGCATTGGAAGCCTGAGCACCTTTTTTTTGTATTTCTCTGGCCTCTTTCTTAGGTCTTTTATTGAGCGGAATTAAATTCTTCTCGTTGGCCATAAATAATCTCCAAAATGTCGATAATCTCTTTTTTCAGATCTTTGTCCCAAGTATCTAGCCTCTTAAGCCGATGAATTGCAGACAAGCCACCAACAGATGCCAGCTTCATCCCGTCATTCAAACCCCGGCCATAGGCATCCCGACCAATTTCGTTAATTTCTTTTTGAGAGACCAGAACACGATTAAAAATCTTTTTCATCATAAAAACCCTATAAAAAAAGCCCCGAGTTTTATCTCAGGGCTGGCAGATAATCTGTTTTTATAATAAGAAAAATCATACTATATTGAGGACTTTCACTATTTTGATTTTCTTCACTCCGCCTCATTATATTTTTTTTATAGCATAATTCTTCAAAAAATGTTCACAAAAAAATGTTCAAACATTCGACTTTTTTGTTTGAACAAATATCTTATTGATTTTACTAAATATAAAAAGAGTGCCTCAGCCGAGAACACTCTTTCACAAACTACTTTTTTTAACTGCTGCTCTATAATGTATAGAATTTTTTTTCGGCTGGAGAAAAAGAAACTGAAGCACAAACTGCAGCTATTATCTTGGTCTTAATATTATCAGGAACATCTCCAATTAAAGAAAGCTTACCTTTTTCATAAAGTTCCTTTATTTCTTCTTTTTTTATGCTTTCCAAACCGAACAAACCGCACTGGATGCAACACCGATCTGTCAAACATTCTGGCCAATCCTCTGGGGATAGTTCAACGAGCGCTGCTTTGTCTTTTTTCATTCTTACCTTTGCTTTCTCTATGCTTCTGGTGACATAAAAAAATTCTAAATCATCCACGTTAGACATGATAATAATACGGTGTTCAATAGCGCTGCCTTTCGGCAAAAGTGCCCGATATACTTTCCAACGTGCTAATGGTATCAATTCAAAAGGAAGATTAATCAAGTTTTTCCCTCATTACTGCCAAAAACTCTTCATCCTCATCGTAAGGATCTTTTACTATTTTATATTTTTTTGACTTTTCTAACGTTTTTGGATTTTCAAAAAAATCATCTTCTGACATTTCAAAACGTTTTGCAGTTAAATGTTCCAAATCTTCTTTGAACCTTTTCCATTCCGGATAATCATGAGAAATATCACTCAGTTCATCATATTGATAGCTTCCAAACGTGCTAAGAGAAAAATCCAAAGCCTCCTTAAAACTTTCAGACAATTCATCATCATCCTGAGCTTTAATATTGACATTGTTTTCATCAATATCTTCAACCTCAGACATCAACGGATATTCCCACGCATTCATAACCGTTGGAAATTTACCCTTTAATATATCAAAGGTCACAGACGCAACAGGCCCCATTTTCATAGCAAAATAAGTATCCCCTGTTGCTAAAACACCAAAATTCCTCAAATGATATCTATCTGCAAAAAATAAAATTTTAAGCAGATAAACTTTAGATAAGCGAGACCCATTATCCACAGGAGCATGGCTCTGTATATAATACAAAGCTTGTAAAATCCTTTTTATTGATAATTTTCTTGCCATAATTCCTCTCTCTTAATGATATAATATCATTTTAGCCAAAACAAGTAAACATTTTCTTACCTTTTGTCAAATCAATTAATGTTTCCGATACAACTCTTATGCCAAACCCCGAGTTGCTCGGGGTTTAACACAAATATGCCATTCAAAACAAGCAAAACGTTATATACGGCAACACCCATAAAAACAGGATGCAGCCGATAAAATCAGCGATTCGGCAAAGCATTAGTTGATGGCCTGTTTAACCATTCTGAGCTTGGTTTCAAGTTCTTCTATCCGTTGTTGTTGCGAATCTATGACCTTACGGACATCATAATTACGCGACCAATACCAACGCTGGAACACATCCATCATTTCTCTGTCATTGACGTTATAATACTTCTTCCGCAAAACGTCCTCATCTTCGGCAATAGGAAGCTCATTTGACAGAAAATCGCTCAGAGCTTTATTAACGCAGCGTTTCACCATTCCGCCGATAGCTTTCATATCGACAGCGCCATAACCGCCAGTCTTGCGAATCGTGGGAAGAACTTCCCCAGTTACCCAATCACCAAATTGTATCGCGGCCGGTTTGTTGCTTTTGAAAATCAGTTTGTAAAGATTCGATTCGTTGATGAAGATTGTTTCCTGTTTCCCACCTTTGGTAAGGGTGTACGTTTTGCGTACCCCCTTTTCGGAAAGCCTGTCAATTACTCGGCTTCCACGTTTCAGGTTAAGGCTGTCGCAGACATCTACTAAGCAGAACCAAACTTCACCATCTTGGGTCGAAGTACGTACCGGGGTTGATTTGAAGTTAAAAATTGAAATTTCGTTTGTCATTTTCTGGTTTCCTTTGTTTGAAAAAGATTACCTTAAACGGTAAGGCGCCGGGAGTTCAAACCACGAAACCAGTCGTGTAGCGTTTATTCAGTATATTCACGCTCTCCCGGCAGATAAAAACTTGCTAAATAGTAACAACAATGACAAATTCAAGACTTTTAACAAGGCATAAAAAAACGCCTATCTCTCGGGGGCGGTAATATCCGCTGGCTTTATAGAGGTTTGAAACTCTATTGTCAGAATAACGAAAGACACCTGCGAAGTCAAGAAAAAATTATTAAAAGCAGTAAAGCGCCTATGATCCAGAGCCATATTTTACCAAAAGATTTATTTTGCTTATCTGATGTTTTTAGAAAGCTTAACTCTTTCAAAGGCATATCCATTCCCAACAGCTCGCATAGCTCTTTTGCTTCCTGAACAGTCCATACATGCTTTTCTTCCACATCCTTTTGGGGAGAAATAATTACTCTCGCATTTTTGACCTTCTCCAAATCAAGCAGAGGGCATAAGTTAAGTTTTTTATTGAGGCAGCACTCATAAAATCTTTTGGGAATATCATTTGTATTTTTGCAATAAAGCAAAAACTCACCCCATGCAAACGGGCATTTGCAGGGAGCTTCAAAAATTATTTCTTTGCCTTTGTCAATTCCGATAAGCCTTTCCTCATAACAATATTCTTCTTTATTTTCAAAATCGAAAGATTCCAGATAACAATCAAGCCAATTTTCATAACTTTGAGTGTCGTTATAGGCTACTCCCCTGACAAAAACCGTACATGTTTTCCAAAATTTCACATAGCGCCATATGCTTCGAATAATGAGAATACTATCTTTTGAAAAGCTAAAACCGGCACAATACTCCTTTTTATCATCATCAAACCAATAAATTTTTCCAGATTGAAGCATTTCTCGAACATAGCCCCAATTGGGCGACCGAGGTTTTACAAACATAAAAACCACATCATCACACATTTTGGATAATAGGTTTTGTTGAGTTGCCGGAAGATTGTTCATTGCCTAACATTCTGAAAACATAACTTTTGATTGATGATTGCATAAAAAGCCGCGTTAGGCAACTTATTTTTCTTTTTCACAATTTAGGCAAATGGTTTTTCCACATTTCAAAAAAGGGCATTTATCACAATACATTCGGAAACATACTGTATCTTTAGGTCTTCCACAATGGAGCATTGTATACCATTTATGCCATCCGAGCCAACAAAGCAAACGCCTAATCATTTGATTCTCCAATCGTTAAGAATTGTTAATGTTCCGTCTTGCTTATTTCTACAAAACAATTGGCCGTTCTCCAATTTTTTAATAATCTGGAATTGAGAAGAAAAGGTTTCCGCCGCAAGTTCAGCTTGTACCCGATTAATGCTCTCCATAATCTCCTCGGCTGTCATTTCACCCCATTTTTTCATTATCTGGCTCCCTCAAGCTCTGCAAGCCATTCCTTGAGAACGTTTATTTTTGTTGCGCCGGTGATTTTGCCCGCAGGATAGTCGCGAACAAGCTCCGGTTTGTACGGCTCAAGATTTTTCAAATCTTCTGCGATATAGTTGACTTGAAGAGAATTTAACAAGTGAGCCATACCGCGTTCGTATTGGTACCAGATTTTTGTTCTACCAAAATTAACATGACGCGCAATGGTTTTAACTCGACAGCCGCAAGCCTTTAGCCAAATAACAGTCCACTGCTGCCGCTTTTTTTCGTCACCGGCAAAGAACTTTACCCATTGGGTGCAGACTAGATACCAAATGTCAACTTGCTCTTGGGTGGGCATAAAATCGGGGATACCGTCTCTTGTCATACATCGGATAGCTTTTAGTTCTGAATCAGTTAAACGGATATCAGGCCACAAAGCTTTAGCTCCTTGAGCCCTCACTGGAGGAAGAGCACGGTCAACTCTAGCAGCAAGCTTTAATATCTCCTTAACATCTTCGACAGTTTCAACTTTCATTTCTTTTTCCGCCATATCCCACAATCCTTCTGCTGATTTCGTTTCCGCCAACTTTGCTAATACAGATCTGGCTGCGTCCCCTATGGTTTTGAAATTATCTATCTATGCCGCCTCCATGAATTTTGAATACTTACCGTTAAATCCAAGCTTCATCTGTCCGGTCTCTCCCCTGCGATTTTTGGCAACTCCAATAAAGGCTTTACCTCTGACAGCATTTAATTCATCTTCCCATTTCAAATGCTCTGGAGAATTAACCTCTTCCGGCTCTCGTTGGCGTAAATTATATTCGGGACGATAAACAAACATAATCAAGTCGGCATCCTGTTCAATACTGCCGGAATCCCGCAAATCAGACATGGTTGGCATTTTTAGGTCTCTACCCTCAACCGCCCTGTTAAGCTGACATAAGCAAAGAACAGGAACATCCATTTCTTTGGCCAGGACTTTTAACTGGCGCGAAAGGTCAGAAACCTCTTCATAACGGCTTTTAAAAGTTTTTTTCGACTTGAGAATGCTCAGATGGTCGATAACAACCATATCCAAACGACCTAGCTTTTTAGCTTTTTCACATTCGGAAAAAATATCTTCAATCGTTATTCCGGCACGATCATTAACGGTTAGTGGAAGTTCGGAGACAACCTTGCGAGACGTATTCATCATTTTTTCAAAACTCTGAGCTGACATTCCTGCAAAAGGCTTAAGTTCGGTAATTGATGAAACTAAACGTTTGTGAAGCTCAAATCTTGACATCTCAAGGCTAAAAAACAAAACATTCTTTCGCCGTCTGGCTATGTTAAACGCAATATTCAAGGCTAAAGTTGTTTTACCACTTCCCGGTCTTCCTCCCAGAATAACCAGCTCTGATTTGCGAAAACCGTCAATCTTCTCATCAATGGATTTGAAACCTGTTGCAATGTTGCGACTGTCCGGTTGCCCACTCGCAATACGGTCAAGCTCTTGTCCCAGTTCCATGTCAACATCGACCTGTTTTTCTTCCTTTCCCAAATTCTGGATTTCTGTAATCTTGCGTTTGATTTCATCCGGGTTCGTTTCTGTTGCAAACTCTTGAGCCAAAGCCCGAACCTCTCGCTCCTTGAACAGCTCGACCACAATCTGAGCGCTGCTGATAATATCTCCTTTGCGGGTTAAAAACGTAAAATTATCAATTTCCAGAATATCCGCTGGAGCGTGTTTTTCTTGGAAATTTTTGATAATGTCAGGCAACTTAGCATTGCGGTTTTCAGCCAAGAATTGAAAAACGTCTCGGCAAATCTCAGTCTGAAAATGCTCTGGCTTCAAGTAGCTTGGCAACTCAGCTATCCAGTCAGGATGGTTCAACACTCCGCAAATCAGGTTAAACTCAAAATACAAATTCGCATCAGTCATTCCAACACCTCGGAATTTCACAATGGAACGGATTATCTTCAGGTTTTGGCCGCTGGAGAGATTTATCGCTGCTCCAATCCCAAGCAAGGATTGCCCGATTGAAATCAACATACTTCAACCCTTTAGCGTGGCAGGAGTTAATAAATTTCTCAACAACAGCTGAAACTAGCAAACCACGATTTCTGAGTTTTTCGGCAACCACCTCCTCAGGTTGCCAATCATACGGGACAAGTGTTTTGATTTTTTTCGGCGCATCAGTGCTAAATATACCGACCGAAGAAGATTTATCTTCTGAGGGAGGTATATTATTTTCCTGTTTCTTGTTTCTTGTTTCAAGAAAGGATTGACCACTTTGACCAACTTTGACCTCTTTTTGACCTAACTCATTGTTATTTTGTCCTGTTTTGACCTCGTATTTTTTCTGTTTATCGTTGCTATGCTGATTTTGACCTGCTGGATTATGGTTGCCCCCTCTTTTTTCTTTTTTATCCAAACTTGGCTTCAATGCATTAACCAGAGCGGCAATAATAGCATCATCAGGTTCAACACCATTAAAAGCATAGTCAGTTAGTGCATCATAAAATTTTAAGCGTAAATCATCTGGAAGCTTATCTGCCGTAGTCTTAAAATTTTCAAAAAACAAAAAATGGTCTCTAATCATCTCTTTGCCCTCAAAACCTTTCTCTTTAGTCTCCACAGCTGCCAATGTAGCATTTTGAACGCCAGCCACCTAAAAACCATTTTCAAGCTTCCACGCATTAAGTATTTTCAGTTTCTTCTGTGCCGCAGATCTTTCGCCTTTATTCCAAGCCGCCGTCTTCAATAGCTCATACTCCTCCACCGGAATTGTCACAAAACGTGTCTTCGGTTTCGGCGTCGGCGAGCCTTTTATCCAATCAAGCAATTTTCTCATTCCACAAAATCTCCCATAATTACGGCTTTTACGCCTTTAACAAAATCAATCACATCTTGCGGCTGATTCCACAGTAGATAATTAAAACCCAGCTTTTCCACATTCTTTTGGAACAGTCGCTGACTTTCCTGCTGGCGATTCTTTCCGGCTTTGAGTTCCACAAAAATCGCCTCACCTTCCGGCAACAACAAAATAAGATCCGCCACGCCGGCCAGTTGGCCTTCTTTCTTCAAAAAAGCTCCGGTCTTCACATCGCGTTTTCCGCCGTTTGGCACGGCAAAGCAATAAATACCGTTCCACCGCAGATAATTAACGGTCCAAACCTGAAAATTATGCTCCGGGGATGTTTTTCTCATTTATCCTCCGTCAGATAAAAATCATTGGCCGTTACACGTCCGCGGCTCCATTCAAAAATTTTTTTCATATTTTTCTTACGTGGAATGACCAATCCCAAACGATAACGACGGGCATCTTCGTAAGAAATCCCTAATTCCGCAGCTGCTTTTTCAAGTGAAATATTTTCCTTTTCCAAAAAATCTTTAAATCTCATATTTTTTATCCTTTTTATTAAGACAACCTAAAATAACACATATTCTGAGTTGATGTCAACACAATAATTGTGTTTTACACCAAACATTTTTTGTGTATAATTAGGCAAGGAGAAAAAATATGGGAAACGAAATAATCAGAATCAAAAGAGAAGAACAAAAACTCTCACAAAGCGCCCTTGGAAAGCTCATCGGCGTATCTCAGCAACATATAGATCGTTACGAAAAAGGATACCCAGTTCCTTTAGATAAGGTATTGTTGCTTTCCCACACTCTCAATATAAACAAGTGGGATCTGCTTCCTGAAGCATTCCATCCGCAAGAAACTAAAGCTATTTTTAAGATCGGCTATGTCCAAGCAGGCAAGTTTAATGAAGCCTGCCAACTGCCGGAAAACGAATGGGAAACAATCCCCTACCCGATTAATGATAATTACAAGAAAGCCAACATATTCGCTCTGGGTGTCCGTGGAGACTCAATGAATCTCGTCTTTCCGCCAGACAAAACAACACTTATCTGCTGCCCGCTGGCCGATTGGCTAGAAGTCAATAACAGTACGGATATTGAAGGGAAATACATTATTGCCTACCGCCGCACGCCGGACGGCCTTTGTGAAGCAACTGTAAAAAAATACACCAAAATTGACGATTCGACCATCATCTTGGTTGCCGAATCTACAAATCCGGAAATCAAGCCGATTGTCCTACATCCCGATTCCAACGAATATGAAATCGCCGCTGTTGTCATCGGAGATATGAGGATTTATTGAAAGATATAGATGTGCTAGAACAAAAACAAATAGTTTTTATTGATGAAAGTGGAGATCCTGGATTTAAAGCAAATTCATCACAAAATTTCGCTTTCGCCCTTGTTATATTTGAAAAAGGTCAGGATGCGGAAGAAACAGAGCTGGCAATTCACCAAGCCGCCGTCCGTTCGCGGCATTTGTCAGAATTCAAATACTCTAAAACATGCGATAAAGTAAAGAATATATTTTTTGAAGAAATAGCAAACAGCCCTTTCCGGGCTAAAGTAATTTATGTCAATAAGATGTTGGTTACTAGCTCCGAATTGCGAAGCAATGCAAATAAATTTTATAACTATTTCCTTAAACAAGTTTTAACCCATGCCAGTTTAAACAAAGCATCGGTCAAGTTGGATGGGAAAAAGGATTCTGTAAAAATGGAGTTAGTCAATTATATCCGCACTCAAGCCGGCAACACCGTTTCCAAAATAAAATGTGAAGATTCGAAAAACAATCGGCTTATTCAATTGGCAGATATGATTGTGGGATTAACTATTCATGCCTGCGCCCCTAACGCCACAAACGCGCAAAAACAATGGTTGAATCAAATAAAAAGAAAATTGGATATTTGGAGTTTTAAATAAACAAAAACCCGCTATCCTACCTCTCTTGTCGAGCTCTGCATACTCCGTACGGAGCTGCTTCGGTATAGCGGGCGCTTCCATATATATATATATCAAATTTCAAAAAAATGTCAATAGCAGACACTATATTCCTGCAACAATAACCGCCTGCGGGCGGTTTTTTTGTGCCTTTTCACAATATTTCAAAAAAAATCTTTCCTGAAAAATCAATACATTACTCTTTTTTTGTGTTCTTATTAAAAATAAACTCATTTTTTGTGTTGACAACAACACAAATTTTGTGTAGCATTCATGTATAAGTTAACAACGAGACAACAAAAGAGGTCGACAACAATGACAAATCTAGAACTCATCCAGAAAGCAGAAAAAGAAAGATTGGCAATGATTGTCGCCGCCAACAAAGCGGGAGACAAAGTGGCTTACGAAAAAGCTAAGGCTTCTTATGTCGACAACAACGGCGAGATTGTTTTCCCCGGCGAAGAAAAACAGCCGGAAACCGAAGCGGAAAAGTTAGACGCTGAAATCGCCAATCTGGAATTTGAGTTATTGAGCGCTGAAAATGCATTTTTTCTGACAAAAGATTTTCACGAAAAGCAAGACCTTCTGTATGCGCTTAAGAAGAAAAGAGGAGAAGCATAATGCAGGATATAGCACAATTTGAGGCACGAAAATTCTACTATGAACACCGACAAGACCTAAAAGAAATAGAAATACTTCTACAAAAGAAAGAGGCCGCAACAGATTTCATTCTGTCTCTGGCCTGGGGTTTCTTTTTCGGCTCATGGGTCATTACCGGAATTCATGTTCTTGGAGTATGGTAAACGATTTTAACAATTTTAATTAACAAAATGAGGTAACGACATGAAAAAGGCAAAACTATCTTGGATTGAAAACAAAGGCGTATTAATCGAAATTGACGGAGAAATCCCGCACAAATTCATCGTTTATAAACATGATATTAAAGAAGAGTGCGACTGGTGGGACGGAAAGAAAGCTTGTGAGGATATTTTTTGCCGTATGCCGACATGTAAAGAATTGTTGGTTATCTCTGAAAATAAAAAAGAAATCGATGAGCTTATGAAAGAACACGGCGGCGAACCTCTGAAAGATGAGTGTTACTGGTCTTCGTCCGAGGGCTACAGCTACGGCCTCATCGCGTGGGTCGTCAGACCGTCCGACGGCTACATGTACACCAGCAATAAGAATAACAGTCGCCGCGTTCGTTGTGTCCTCGACTTATAGTTTTTAACAATTTATCTATTTAGGATGACAGATCAATGACTGAAAATTTACAAGTTTTCAAATCCATTGCCGAAGTTATGGCCGAGCTGTCAGAAATCGGCATTAGCAAAGACCGCCGTAATGAACAGCAAAAATATAAATTTCGCGGCATAGATGACATTTACAATACCTTGTCCAGCCTGCTTTCAAAACATAAACTCTGTATTATCCCATATTGCCAGAACAGGCAGTCGGTTGAGCGGGTCACAAAATCCGGCGGCGTGTCATTTTATACCACCGTTACTGTAAAATATGACATCATCTCTGCCATTGACGGCTCTAAGGTCGAATGTTGCACTGTTGGCGAAGCTATGGACACGGCAGATAAATCAACTAACAAAGCCATGTCGGCAGCCTATAAATACCTCTGCCTACAGGTGTTCTGTATTCCGACCGAAGGAGACAACGATGCTGATGCAACAACACCTGAACCTGTCGCTCCGATGACTAATATGATAACTGACGAACAGTTTGCCCGTTTACAAGAGCTTAACGTAGATATGATCAATCTCGCTCGGGCCGCTGGCGTCGGCAGCGTCACGCAGTTAACTTTTGAACAGGCCGCTAAGGCTATTGCTAAAAAGGAGGCTCAAGCCAATGCCTAGTATATACGATAATATTCTCGAAGTTGAACAGCTGATTGACACCGCCTATGACTTGGAAACAGGAGAGATAGACGAAGAAAAAGAGCGCGAGCTTATACAGGTGCGCGAACAGATTATTCTTTCCGGACTGGAAAAGCTCTGCAATCTCCGTGCTGATAAAGCCGCTTACGCTAAGGCGCTTAAAGAGGAAGAAGAACGTATCAAATCCAAACGGCAAGCTGAAGAAAAGAAACTGGCCGGCCTTGAGGATTACATTCTGCTCATTCATCAGAAAAGCGGCGAGAAAAAATCTGTTGCCGGCAGCTGGACGGTTAGCACCCGAACGTCAACACAGGTAAACATTACCGACCCGAATTTTGCCGATGAACGCTTTGTTCATAGAGAAACGGTCGCGAAGATTGACAAAATTGCTTTAAAAGAGGCCTTAAAAACCGAAATCATCCCTGGCGTTGAATTAAAAACAAACATTAATCTGGTGGTAAAATAAAATGTTTTTTCATAAATCGGCAGACATAAATGGTATTTTGGAGCTTATCAAGCCTAAATTGGCAGCGGTATTAAAAAGCGCTCCCTATGGCGTAGATATTGATATTAAAAAGCACGCCAAAACCCGTAGCGTTGATCAGAACCGTTACCTGTTTGCCATTTACAAACATATCGTTGAGTTCTGGCAAGAGACAGGTTTCATTATCGACGGCCTTAAACTCCGCTTTCTCTCGTCAGAATTTCTGCATGAATACTTCAAAGCAAGATTTGATTTAAAAACAACAACCAAACTGTCTACGGCAGAATTTATGAACTATACCGACAGCATTCAAAATCTGATGCTGGAACAAACCTTCGGACATTATGACCCCATATATCCCGAAGAAAGATTTCAAGAATTTTAATGAAAGGAAAAACAATGAGCGAAGAAAAAAATAAACCGGCAATTACTGTCAGAGACAGGCTAATGAGCGTATCCATTTTCAAAAAAGAAAGTGTTGACACCAAAGGTGACGGAAAGCTGCACACTTTTTATTCCGCCTGTCTGCAACGTTCTTTCCAGTCTAAAGACTCATCAGAGTGGAAACGCGAACAAATCAACCTTTATCCCGACGAACTACTGAAACTCTCGGCTTTATGTCTGCGTGCTTACAACGAACTTACGGCGTTTGTCCAGTCGCAGAAGTCGAGCAATGTAAATGAGCGACAGGATTTCCCGGCTCAATCTTTCGATCAGCCGGAACTCAACGACGACATCCCGTTCTAAACACAAAAATATCATACAAGTAATTGCTTGCTGGGGCGGAAATTCACTTGATCACTAACAAACAACAATTTATCTCTACCGCCCCTCCTCAAACAAAGGAAAACAAATGATTTTAAATAAACTTGAAGATTTTATTAATGCTATTTTACGTGGAGAAGAAATCAATCACAAGACTGTTTTTTATACAGGCATATTAGATGATGTCACCGAAAATGGTTCTGATAATAAATCTCCGCATCCACAAATCGGTGACCTTTACAAGGGCGGAATCTACATTGGAAGCTACAACGGCAAAGATGTAGTAATGGCTCTTAAAGATGAGGAAGACGAATATACTTTTGATGAAGCAATGAATTTAGAAGATAAACGTCCTCTTTCACTTCTGGAGTGGTTGCTTTACTTAGAGAACAAAGAGATCATTGACAAAAAGTTGAAAGAACACGGCGGCGAACCGCTAAAAGATGAATATTATTGGTCTTCGTCCGAGAACTACGGCACCTACGGCGACGGCGCGTGGGTCGTCAGACCGTCCGACGGCCGCATGTACTACGGCACTAAGGGTGGCAGTGACCGCGTTCGTTGTGTCCTCGCTTTATAACTATTTATCTATTTAACTATTATGCTTTTGGAGGACTAAGAAAATGAAAACATTGACTGAAATCGGATTATTGCCAACTCCCGGAATGGTTGTTTTTAACCCAACGTCAAAGCGTAAATCTATTGTGCTTGACATTTGCGACAAGAAAATTAGAGGAGTTGATAAAAGATTTGTGAAATTACTTATTGAGAAAGGTTTTATTAGCGAAAAGTATTTTGATGAAATAATGGACCGGTATTGCTTTGTTGGTTACTCGGTCGTTGATATTAACTGTATTTTTGAGGTGAAAACAAATGATTTTAAATAA